TATCAGAAACGGCAACATCCTCGGATGTTCTCGAATATGATTGGTGGGGATTAGCCAACTGGAAGTGGCCCGTGAATTTACATCGGGCAGCAACCAAGAAGGTGACAGTACGAGCAGGTGTTCTCACCGACTGCGGACCATTATCTCTCCATGAACTTTTGGGGGGACACTCGCTTGTCGAAACTGCCTGGGATTTAATCCCGTTTAGTTTCGTTGCGGATTGGTTTTTCAATATCGGTGACTTTATTAGCGCTTGGACTCCAGAAATGAAGATCAAGCCGTTAGCCTCCTGGGTTGTCACTAAAGAAGTGACTACACAGACCACGACAATTCTGGGTGGTGGCATGTTTTATACGAACCCGTCGGATCCGGCTCAAGATGTAAGTGTGGGAAATTCTTCCCTATCTGCACCTACAGCCGAACGAACGACGATTAGTATTGAGCGTGAACCGGAATATAGTAGACCGACTCTTCCTAACTTTAGGTTGAAACTCGATCCGCTAAAACTATTGGACCTTGGGCTTATTTTGAAGGATATATCGGGTTTCCGATTTAAACTTTGAATAAGTTCGCATTAAAGTAAGGAGTACACCATGCAACCAAACACAATCGCTTTGGATGTGAACGATGACAATGATGATGGAACAACCCCCGTAGTTACAGCTACGTATTCTCGGTATGATGAATACCAGAATCGTGCTGAGTACATTGCTGAGGACCATACTTTGGCCCTTCGTAATAAACTCGGGATTTACCGTACGTTTCCAAAACCGTCTGGCAACTTCTTGGGTGTGGCTAAATCAGCCATTAAATTCACTCAAGATTATTCGCTAGCCGGCGCGGACGCTACAACCACCATCACTGCGCCTGGGATTATCGAGGTAAGTTTTTCTTTACCTGTTGGTATGACCCCAGCACAGACTCTCGAGCTTAGAATGAGAGTTGCTGCGATGATTGTGACAGATGCCGTTATGGCACCTCTCAACGACCAATTGGCCGTCTAGTTGTGCGATCCGCCACTAAGCAACTTTTGATTAAGCTTGCTATGGCAATCGTGCAACTTCTGAGCAACTTATGGCTTCGTAAGAAACCATAAAACCACAGGAGTTGTTATGAAATGTAACACGCTCAAGTCGCAGCGGGTTAAAACCCGTGCACAACAACGTAGGTTTGATGCTGCCTTGACTAAGAACGCCAAGGTACGACTGCCCAAGGACTATCCTTGGAAAGTTTTAGGCTCACTTACAACCGACCTTGCAGGGTATCTGCTAGAGGACGACGTTGCTTTACTATCCCAAATCATTCGTGATAGGGATATAACAGCAGTATCTATTCTAGCTGATTGGTGGGGCTTACAGAATGTAAGTATACGCCCCGAAACCGATCTTTCGCACATAAGTATTTTGCGTGCGAAGTATCAGTTATCTGCAATTCTCAAGAAGTTTCGTTTCGACACCGAAAAGCATGTACGAAAAGCCAAAGCTCTGGAGAAGTTTTTCCAGGCCGAGGAAGTATGTGCCTCCTATAACCATAGTGGTTATAAGGATCTGTGTTGGGGTGCGACCGAAGAGGACGCGTGTGTTTTTACATATGCTAAATCTTTCCTTGAGAAGCTTCTAGGCAATTTGTCGCCTACTAAGCAAATTGTGACGTTTTGGTCACGTCATGGACCGGGAAGCAACCTAGACACCTGTGAAGGGGAAAGTTCTTCATATTTCAAATATGAGAATTGGCCCTACAGCTGTACTAAGGCGGCTCTTCCGTATGCCCGATTTCTTATTGAAACCGACAAACGTTGGCTCGGATATCTAGATGACTCGTACCGTGAGCGGCATAATCTGCCAAAACACGCGGTGCTTGATCAAAAGGTATTCTGGGAAAACGTTTTGAAGGTAGTAGAAGGAAATCGAATCACGTTCGTTCCTAAGGACGCTCGTACTGAGCGTTCGATTGCAATCGAGCCAGCAATAAATTTGATGCTTCAGCTTGGCGTTGACGGCTATATCAGATCCCGTTTAAAACGGTATGATATAGACCTAGATGACCAAGAAAAGAATCAGGTTATGGCTTTGCAAGGGTCGTTGGATCCTTCGTCGCGTGGTTACGTTACGTTGGATCTCGCTATGGCCAGTGATACCATATCACTTAAGCTGTGCGAAAAACTTCTGCCTTGGCAGTGGTACCGGTACCTGTGTGCTATTCGATCACCGAAAGGTACGATCGGAGATGAGACTATTGAGTATTCTAAAATCTCATCGATGGGTAATGGGTTCACTTTTGTACTTGAATCAGCGATTTTTGCTGCCCTATCATTTGGGGCTATAAAAGCGCAATCAGGGTCGTGTGACTTTAAAAGAGATCTATCCGTTTACGGCGACGATGTAATTGTTCGCCAGGATGTTTCTGATTTAGTTGTGCGTACCTTGAACAATGCAGGATTCACAATCAACACCGAAAAGTCTTTTTTCAAAGGCCCAGTACGTGAAAGTTGCGGATCCGATTGGATTCTCGGGAAGCCAGTTCGTCCTGTCCTCCTCAAGGACACCCCGACGGATGTAATGGAACTGTTTGTCGATATCAATCGACTTCAGCGAAACCTACATCTCCGTTGGGGGATAGAGGAATCGAAAACGGTTAAGATGATGAAAAGATGGATACCCCCGCAATTTAAGGGGTCCGTTGGACCAGTGTCTGATACTGAATTTGAATCCCATTTGCACAGTAGTAGGCCCTCGGGCTACTATGATAACTGTTTATGGGAGTACAGTAGGCTTGTTCGTAAGCCTGTCGCAATGAAAGCGCCCAATTTTCTTGCTAGGAAATTGATGCACGATC